CACTGGATGGAAAAAATTAACATATATTATGATTCAGAAAAAAGAATAAAACTGGGTAACTTTTTACAGCAAGGTATATTGCATTATGTGGAACCTGAATTTTTAAGTGAACAATTAATGAATCAATTGGAAAAAAACTACAATGGATAATCAAAAATTTAGATATTTAAAATTTGATAAGTTTACCGGAGAAATTCAATCCTGTCAGGGAGGTTATATTGCTGATGGGTTGGCTATCAATGAGGAATTAGGCATAGACTTTGTTACTGGTAAAGAAGTTATGAGCAATTACAAAGTGATTTTTGTTGATAATGCTTACAAGTTAATTAAAAAATATGTGATACAAAAAGATTCTTACAACAACACACAATCAAACGATACTGTTATTAATAAAAATATTTATAAAATCACAACAGCAGTCAACGATAATAATTGTATTTCAATTAGATTGAATAAAAAAGAAAAAAATTTAATGTTTTCAGTAACAGAACAGTTTAAAGATAGTATGAAAGATTATTTTATAAAAAATTCTTCTAAAGATCACTATTTTTTTGCTACTAAAAAGAACGATGGTAGTATATTAGATAATATATTTGTTATTGATATGAAAGAATTACTAGAACAAGGAATCATAAATGTAAGTTATGACCCAAAACACAGCGTGGACCTGTATTGTCGTAAAACATTTGATTACAAATATGAGGAAATCAATGAATAAAATTGCTATCAAAGATTGTGATATCATATTTTTAAGTTATGATGAGCCCAATGCTGATAAAAATTATGCTGATTTAAAAAAGAAAATGCCATGGGCCAAACGAGTGCATGGTATATTTGGGTCAGACACAGCTCATAAAGCCTGTGCTGCACTGTCTGACACAGAATATTTTGTTACTGTGGATGGTGATACTCAATTGGATGAAAAATTTATTAATTTAGTGATTGATTTGGACAGCATGGGCATGGATAATTCATATATTTTTAGTTGGTGTGGACACATTGATTTAAATGGATTAAAATATGGCAATGGCAGTATTAAATTATGGACCAGAACATTTGTTAATGAGATGAAAACTCATGAAAACTATCAAGGCAAAGACAGAAATTTAATTGAGTTTTGTTATTTTGACAAATTATTTCAGTTTAATGAAAATTATTCCACCAGTTACATCAATAGTACTCCCAAACAAGCATGGAGAGCAGGATTCCGTGAAGGTGTAAAAATGAGTATTGCTAAAGACAGCAGAGTAAAAGACTATAAAACACTGTGGTGGCAAAATTATCATAGATTAATCATATGGATGACAGTGGGTATGGATGTGAAGAATGGCATTTGGGCCATTGCTGGTGCTAGAGAAGGTTGTTACAGAACCATATGTACTGATTGGAATATTAGTTTGACTAGAGATTTTAAATATCTGGATCAGACTTGGTCGGATTTTAGTCAACAGATATCTCAAAATCAAGAAAAATGTCTTGAAAGAATAAAAGATCTTGGTAAAGAAATACTTAAAAAACAATCAATGGAATTGCCTGTTGAACCTTTGAATGCTGAGCAGAGTAAATTTTTTAAAAAGGTGTATATTAATTCGCCTAGAGTGTTAAGAAAGACCATATGATGTACGATATATTTTTTATAAGTTATAATGAACCCAATGCAGATCAAAATTACTCTCTATTGAAACAAAGATTTCCATTGGCTCAAAGAGTTCACGGCATAAAAGGCATTCAACAAGCACATATCAGAGCTGCCACATTGAGTTTGACCAAAATGTTTTGGGTGGTAGACGGTGATGCAGTGATTGAAGACGATTTTATGTTTGATTTCCAAGTGGATCCTAATGAATTAAATGCTGTGCATGTGTGGAGAAGCCGAAATCCCATCAATGAACTGGAGTATGGTTATGGCGGAGTAAAATTACTGCCCAAAAGACTCACGATGAACATGGATCCCAATAGAATAGACATGACCACCAGCATATCTAATAGGTTTAGAGCTATGCATGAAGTATCCAACACCACTGTGTTCAATACAGATCCATTCAACACATGGAAAAGTGCTTTTAGAGAGTGTGTCAAGCTCAGCAGCAAGGTAATCGATCGTCAGGTGGACAAAGAAACTGAAAAAAGATTATTGATTTGGTGCACAGTGGGAGATGATAAACCATGCGGAGAGTATGCCATTGCTGGAGCACTGGCAGGCAGAGTGTACGGCACGGACAACCAAGGTAATTCAGATGCTTTGAGAATGATCAATAACTTTGAATGGTTAAAATTAGTATTTGTGGGACAATTTCCACACATGGAGAAAAAAATATTATGATAGATACCAACATTCCATTTGATAAAATTGTAAACTTTGGTCAACGCACCATGTTGAACAGTAAATTGTTTTCTGTGAGTTGGATCTTGGCTCGTTTTTGCAACTATGATTGTTCTTACTGCTGGCCTTATGCCAAAAGCAAACAGAAAGATCACAGACCATTGTCAGTTTACACAGGAGTGGTGGATGAAATCAAACGACAGGCCAGACAGAATGGATTCACAGACTATCATTTCAGTTTTTCAGGTGGAGAACCCACTGCCTACAAAGATTTTTTACAATTGGTACAGCATTATAGTGCTGATACTGCTCCAGAATATCAAAGTATTCACATGACCACCAACCTAAGTCCTTCAGAAAAGTGGTGGGAAAGATGGTTGGAAGCCACAAAAACATTGAACCGCAGAAGTATCACTGCCAGCTTTCATGCTGAATTCGCTGATGAACAAAAATTTGGAGATAAAATATTACTGTTGATGAAGAATAATGTGTTTGTCACAATTAATCAAGTGATGGTGCCTGATAGATTTGCTGAATACTATGATAGATGTGCAAGATTCCACTCCAGAGGTATCAATGTTACACTGAAACCACAGAGTGATCCCACAGCAAGTTTTGTTATTGAAGGTTATACTCGAGATCAACTGAACACTTTACAAACAGGATTTCCTCAACGCATACAAGAAGGTGAAAATTACAAAGATTTATTTCAAATTGAGATGATGGATGCTCAAGGCAACAAGTATTACATGGATCAAGCAGAGAGATTCAATGCTTTTGGCTTCAATAAATTCAAAGGATGGCACTGTAATGCTGGATATCAGAGTTGTGTCATTAGAGAACCAAACGGAGAAGTCAAAAGAAGTTACAGTTGTCATGATCAACCACTGGGTAACATAGAACAAGGATTCAAATTGTTTGATAAACCAAAAGTTTGTATAACTCCCACTTGTGTGAGTTCAGCAGATTCAAAAATACCCAAGGCTCGACATGTATAGATACCAAGATATAAAGGATATTCATTTGGAAATCACCAGCAAGTGTCAAGCCAAATGTCCCATGTGTCCTAGAAGAATCAGTGGAGGACCAATAAATCCATTTATCAAATTGGACGAAATAACTTTAGGTGTATTCAAACAATGGTTTGAACCAAACTTCATAAAACAATTGGACAGTTTATTCATGTGTGGTAATTTGGGAGATCCTATCATATCCAAAGACACATTGGAAATATATCAGTACTTGCGTGAACTAAATCCCAACATTAGATTGGCCATGCACACCAACGGCAGTGCTAGAGATACAGAATGGTGGCAAAGATTGGCTCAATTGAAAGTAAAAGTGACATTTGGCATTGATGGTTTAGCAGATACCCATCATCTTTATAGGATCAGCACAGATTTCAATAAAATAATTGAAAATGCTCAAGCATTTATTTCAGCAGGTGGAGTGGCCAAATGGCACATGTTGGTGTTTGCTCACAATGAACATCAAATTGAACAGTGTAGAACAATGTCCAAAGACATGGGCTTTGTGGATTTTTCAATCAAACACACTTCTAGATTCAAGCAGGATTATTTACAAGTGATTGATGACTTGGGTAGACCCACACACAGAATCAAACCCACTCAAACCAGTTTGGATATGATTCCGTTGTCTGAAGCAGCACAAAAAGAAGTCAAACCACACATTGTTTGTAAAGCACAGAAATATAAACAGTTGTATGTGAGTGCTTGTGGTAATGTGTCACCTTGTTGTTGGTTGGATATGGAATGGATACCACCCATGCAAGAATCCAGAGTAGATTATATGGAAAAAATTTCAGAATTTCCCAATCTTCATCGCGAAACATTGAAAGAAATATTTGATAATGGATTTTTTTCAAAAATAGAAACACAATGGAGCACAGTGGGATTGAAAGAATGCACCAAACAATGTGGGTCATTTGATAAACTAGGAGCACAATTTGTTGAAAATTAATATACAAGACGTTTTATTTTGGATGGATGCTATCAGACAATCTGATGACAGATATCGTACATTGGAAAGTTTCTGGAAAGGTCAAATCAACAGCAAAGTATGGTTGATTGAACAATTAAAAAAATTACCCAGAGCACACAGCATGGATATTTTAATTTGTGGTGGATGGTATGGAGTGATGGCTACACTTTTATTCAACAGTGATCTGTATGTGAATAAAATAACCAGCATGGACATAGACAGCAAGTGTGAAAACACAGCAAATACCATGAACAAACAGTATGAAATGTCTGGTAGATTCCGTGCTGTTACTCAAGACATGCTCACTTATAAAGATTACAATTGTTATGACATGATTATCAACACAGTGTGTGAGCATTTGACAACAGAACAGTACAATGAATGGTTAAATTTAATACCCAAAGACAAAATTATTGTGTTGCAAAGCAATGACTATGTGATTCCTGAACATGTAAACCCCATGAAGGATTTAAATCAGTTTGTAAACCATAGCAAATTGTATCCTATTGTGGAACCTAGTGAATTACAAACAGAAAAATACAAAAGATTTATGATTGTAGGTAAAAACAATGAATAATGAACAAATAACCAAACAAGTATTGGAAAAATTTAAAAAAAAACAAATAGGTTGGTTGCAACTAGATATTTCTTTTGAAAATTACATTGATCATCAAGAAGTATCTGCTGTGAATGATTTTTACGTGGATCATAGAGAAGGAGAAAACCACAAAGGATGGCAAAGTTGTTGTGTGTATGGGTTAGGCATTACTAAAACCCAAGTGGCACAACATTATGGACACACGAATGAATTAAATGCTCCTTATCATTGGACTGCATTGACACAATTGGCTCCAAAAGCCACTGAATTTTGGAAAAATTTTCCTGCAGAAAAATATACTAGAGTTAGATTTATGAAATTAGCACCTAATGGATATGTGGGATTGCACAATGATGCTCCCAGCAATATGCCACCTGATATTGATTTATTAAATTATTTATTACCCATTAATTTAAGCATTACTCACCCCAAAGATTGTGTTATGGAAATAGAAAATCACGGCATAGTGCCTTGGAAACCAGGCAGTGTATTTTTAATCAATATACTGAATAACCACACAGTAAAAAACAACAGCACAGAAGATAGAATACACATGATTGCTCAAGCACACGTGGGCAATCAACGTGAAAAATTCTGTGAATTAATTGCTAAAAGTGCTATAAAAAATGATATTCTTTAGTGGATTAAACAAAAGATCTGATATAGTTTTTGTATGTGTGGACAACACACATTTGATTAAAAATAATGATCATAAAGAAATTATAAAAAATATTGCTGATTACAGTATCAGTAACATTTGTGTAAAAGGATATGATGTGTTTAATGGATTAGATACAAATAATATATTACCTAGAATAGCAGATCAATACACGCATGCTGTGGTATTTGATGCTGATACTGAATTTACAGGATCAAATTTTTTTAAAGAATTAAAAAAATTATGCGTTAAAGATTTCTTTTTGGCTGGACATGTGTTGGATAGAAAAGAAGGATATTACGAATTACACTCTCAATGTTATGTGATAAATTTAAAAAAATATATTCAATATGGAATGCCACACATAACTCACCCAACACCTAATGTTTCTCACGAACATATTGAACCTATTAGAAGTGAAGAAAATTATCACGATGATTATACTCCTTTATGGATTAAATCAGGTACTACAAAAAAACAATATCAACATTTATGGCATGGTAATAATATATTAAGTGTAGGGTTGGAAAACAATGAAACTGTTTTAATATTTGATGCAGCTATTCGTAACAGCAAACAATGTTATTATGCTCAATATGAGAACGAATTTTTAAAAAACAATCAACACATTTATGAAAAATCTAAATTCTCATCCACTAGATTGTTTTATCCTATTAACACAGAAGAACCACAACAGATAAACATTAATGGTCCTATAACACAATTGATTACTCCTGCCAGCGGATTCAACTGGTTGCATTATGTCAACAAATATGGTTATAACAATGATACTTTGATTTCTTTTTATGATTATAATCCAAACTCTTTATACTACATGAAAAATATTGTGGAAAATTTTGATGGCACAGATTATTATGCTTTTTTAAAATCTATAAAATCTAATGACACTAACGATTGGATTAATTCAAAAGAAGAAATTAATCAAAATTTTGAAACAATAAAACATTTATGGCATATGGTTAAAAAAATAAAATTCAGTTATCATGAGTGTGATTTATTAAATAATTTTAATATACCTGTGATAAATGACCATAACACTATAATGCATTTGAGCAATGTATTTTGTTATGAACCCACAGCAGCTTTTAATAGTTTTGTTAAAAGAGTCAATGCAGAAAACAACTTGATTAAAATTTTAAAAAATAACAATTCAAAAATTAATCTAATTGTGTCGGGTCATGCATGGTCTGGATTGGCTGATTACCCCAAATATGTAGGGTATGTGAGCGATTTTGTTGAACAAAGTCTTAATAAATGTTATAAAGCCACATGGCATCAAAAAGAAGATTGGGAAATTTAAATACTGTTATGAAAAATAAAAGTTGTACATTCTGCATGCATCCATTCACAGGATTAGCCACTAGAGAAGATGGTGCTATTAAGGTGTGTTGTAGAAGTTTACCCATTGGAAACATACAGAATGAGACCATGGAAGAAGCATGGAACAATGAAAAAATGCGTGAAGTAAGACATCAGGTGTTGAACAATGAGCGACCTAATGTGTGTGCACCTTGTTTTGATTTGGAAGATCAGGGAGTGCAAAGTTTGCGACAAAGACACATCAGTGACAATATTCCAGAATCAAGGATCAATCTTTATCCCACAGCTTTAGATAGTTTAAAAGAAGATTATACCATGCCTTTTGAACTGCCCACTATGGAAATCAAAATTAACAACTTGTGTAACCTAAAATGTCGTATGTGTAATCCATTAGACAGCACACAATGGAAAGATTGGAACAGCATTGTGGATCATTACAAGAAAGAAAACAATTACTTGGTCAAAGCCGTGGAAGATCTTGGTCTGACACAAGCGCCGCATGTGGATCTTTTCGAAGATAAACCACACTTTTGGGACAATTTAAAAAAACTTATTCCTTATTTTAAACGTGTGGAATTTGCTGGTGGTGAACCTTTGATGGATCCCACCCATTACAAAATATTAGATTTATTAAGCACCAATGGATCCAACATTGAAATCAAATATGCCACCAATGGCACAGTGTTGGGCATCAAAGGTGGAAGAACCATACAAGAATACTGGCCCAAATTCAAAAGTGTGGCAGTGAATGTGAGCATTGACGGAATCTTTGACACTTATGAATATATCCGAAGTAATGGCAAGTTTATGGATGTGGTCAACAACATAAAAATAATGAAACAAATACCCACAGTGAGTAGAATAGTGGGAGCATTCACAGTACAAGCCAACAATATCATGCAAATAGATCGTGTGATTGATTACTTTTTAAATGATCTGGGCATTGTGTTTTACAGTCATAGGGTAAATTATCCCAGAGCGTTGAGTGCTCAAGTGTTGCCTACAAAATTAAAAAATCAAGTGATAGACAAATTGGAAGCAATGAAACCTCAAATAAAAGATTATGCATTGGTCAAACAACATCCAATATTAGAAAAAATTACTCTGCAACAAATACAGGACAACATTAATTTTTTAAAAGCCAGAGATCTTAATCAATACTGGATGGATTGTGTGGACTTTAATCGCAAATTGGACATCACAAGAAATCAAGGACCTTTTGAAAAAATAAACCCGGAGTTTGCTGACTATGTTTAAAGTGGAACACTTATATCCTCATATTAGAAACAGTGTCAAAGTGGAATGGAATCTTGGCAAACGATGCAATTTAGATTGTAGTTATTGTCCAGCAGAAATACATGACAATCACAGTGAACACACTGATATAGAGATATTGAAACGCACTGTGGACACACTGAGCACAATACCCAATGTGCGAATCAGTTTGACTGGTGGAGAACCTTGTGTGCATCCAAACATAGAACAGTTATTACAACATGCCAAAAATAAAATCAGTTGGATCAACGTCACCACCAATGGTACCAGAACTGTGGAATTCTACCAAAATATTTTGGAAAATTATATCAATCATATGGTGTTCAGTGTGCATTTTGAATCCGATTGGCAAAGGGTCATAAACACAATTATCAAGGTTTATACACAGTCTGTCAACAAAAATGTTCTAGTGCATATGATGATGCTACCAGGACGTTTAAAAGACGTTAAAGACGCTTGCAAGGCTCTTTTAGATGCGGGCATACGCTATGCACTGAGACCTATACGCTGGACCAAAACACATGATGATTTCGAAGACATGATTCATTACAGTGAGGAAGAAAAAGAATTTTTGGCAGTGAGCAATCACACACCACCAAAAAATACTCTCATAGACAACACAGTGGAATGCAATGTGAATGATTTGCTGATCAACAAAACCAATAAATTCCAAGGATGGAGTTGTATGTCTGGAGTGGAAAGTTTAATGATCAATTGGGATGGTGAAGTTCACCGAGCCACTTGTAGAGTGGGTGGCACTTTGGGTAACATTTATCAAGACACTTTTGTACGACCCACAGCGCCTGTTGATTGCACTCGCACATGGTGCACTTGTGCTGCAGATATCAATATTACAAAAATCAAAGTTTAAATTTATCCAATAAACTTTCAGGTTGACACATACAAGTATTTTTTTTATCGCAAATTTTAGGTTTAATATTAGGATTAAATTTTTTAACAAAATCTTTATCATAGATATTGTATTGTTCAAATAATTTTGTTCTACAAGCTGAGGTTATAATACCTGCAGGATCTATCATCATACTGTCAACACCAATATTACACATCCATCCATAAAAATCATTCTGTTTATTTAATACAATCCAGTTTCTGTTTACAGATTTAATAGATCCATCTTCAAATTTTACTTTAGGAGATCCTTTCATATGTTTGGATTGACGTAACAAAGTCCAGATATTAGGCATGCGTTTGATTGGTTTAGATACAAATGCTTTTTGTTTGTCAGTAAATTTAATAGTTTTGTGCATGACTTCCATGGCCACTATAAACCATCTGTAACGACTGGTTTTTAATTTTTCAATTAAATCCAGACATTTCTGCCATGCTGTGGGATCCATCAACATCATCACAGTAGGACTGCGTCCTTTTTTATGACACATATCAGCCACTTTGATAAAATCTTCCACTTGTACCTGTTGATGATGACAACTTAATAAAATTTTATCAAATACATGAGCATATTGCTCCCACCATCTTAACGCTCTACTGCCATTACTGCTGATAGAAATATGGGAAGGGATTTGATCACGTATTTTTTCTACAAATTCTCCCAGTTGTGGCCACAATGTGGGTTCTCCTCCCACTATGTGCAGTTCTAATTTTCGTTTGCCTATGGTTTTGTATCTATCAAACAAATGAACAAAATTTGCCACCAGTTGTTCCAAGTCATTGGTCCAACGATGTGTGCCTTCGTGTGAACCTTCAAAGCAATACCAGCACTTGTAATTACAGGTGTTACCTATCATAAACTCCACACGTAAAACGTCTTTGGGCTGAGGGTTATAAACTTGTGTTATCATAGTAAATGTTTCAATTCAGGAAAAATTTTAGCAGCACTCAATCCTCTGATAGCATCCAATTTATTCACATACTCCTTAAATCCAGGCAGCAGTCTAGAATTATCTTTGGCTTCCATGTGCATCAGTACTGCCTCCCAACGTCTCCATCCATAAGGATTTATTTTCCAAAAATCATCGTCCTGTCTATAGTTGTGCCACAACCAATCTTTAAAATCCATAAACAGTTCTCTTATTTGTTGTTTGTCTTCTCGGGGTAATATTTGTATGCTTAAAAAAGTTGGTATGTATAATAAATGCATGTTAACCAATCCACCACCCATTTGTACTCCACCAGGCACAGTGCCTACGTTTAATTTTTTAAATCCACTCTGTATTTTCCATTTCATAAAATCAGGCAAGTGTTTGATATTAAAAATTTGTATAGCAGTAGCCAAACTCACTTGTATGTTGTCAGGAGTATTGTCTAACATGTGTAAATTCTTTTCCACTGTGGCCCATTGTGTGGGAAAACGTATGTATTCATCACGCTGATGTGTGGCATCCATGCTCACAGCAAATTTAACTTTTTTAAATTTACTCCATAACTTGATTAAATCTTCATCCACTAATATACCATTGGAATTGTAACGTAATAATATACGATCTTGATAACCTTGTCTTATAATTTCTTCAATAAACACTTTGTGTTCTTTGATCATCAATGGTTCACCGCCAGCAAAATATACTTGTTTTAAATTGGGTATTTGGCGATACATTTCCTGCCAGAAAGTATCTTTTTCATGCCAGAAGTTATTAAATTCTTTTTTGTCCCATTGAATCTGGTCTTTAACTTCTTTGTTTTGTAATTGTGGCATCAGTTGTTGCCAGTCATTCACCCATTTGCTGCTGTCATGTGGAGAACACATCACACATTTGATATTACAAGTGTGTCCTAGACGCAGATCCAAATACAATAATTTTTCAGGCACTGTGCCATCTTCTTTGGTTTGACGTATCAGTTCCGGCACATCCACTCCATCTCGATGCCATGTGCCAGTTTCCCATATTCTTTTACTCACCACTCCCACACGTTCTTCATCAAAACACTTGCGACAACTGGCAGGTATCTCACCTTTCAACATGGTGGTACGCACACTTTTCATGTAATCATTGTTCCAAGCACTCATAGGAGTATCCACACCAAAGTTGGCAGGTGTGCCATCTTCTTTTTTAATAATACCCACTGTGTGATCAGATCCAGCACCACTGGCGTTGGCTGAACAACACAATCTCATATCACCGTTGGGTCTGGTGGCAAAATGTATCCAAGGCAATATACAGTAAGTGGGAGTGCCTGTGACAGATTCTATTTCTCTCTGCCATTTGCCCAATTGTGAATCTTCAGGATTCATCCAATATTCATTATGATCTGTCATTGTATTCCTTAAAAATCTTATGTATTTTGTCTGCTGTGTCAATATTACTTTGTATTCCTGGATGCATGTCATCTGTGGCTTTGTCTAACACAGTTATACCAGTGTTATGGTAATTGTTAACTTTAATAAAATCCAATTTATTTTTATCAAATTCTTCTGGAGTAGCTGGATAATGAATGTATTGAATATTTTTATCGCGTAGATATAAATCTGCATGATGTATATTAAACCAACTTTTCATAGCATAATCTTTTTCATTTAAATACTCTGCCCATTTGCGTTCTTGATGTGTTTTACCCCATGGTCCTAATCTATTTCTAAAAAAAGGAAATTTGTGTTGATTGTTAAACAACATATCTCTAGCATAATGAGTCCACATAATAATCACTTTGTCATCATTTTGAAACTTAAATTTAAGCAAAGTGTATAATATTTCTGTATTACTTGAACCAGGAAAACTTTCGTTAATTAATTCACAATTTAATTTTTCAGACAACAGTTTGGGCCATCCTAATTGACTGGGCTTTAAATTATGTATCATATCAAAAAGCCAGTTTTTACAGTCAGGTAATCCTGTGCCATATGCGTATGAACAACCAAACACAATTAATCTTGACATTTATCCACTCCCCATTGTCTTTCTTGACACCAAAAACACTTGCCACACACAGGTACGGGCGACCCTGGCACATAAGTTCTGTAATCTAAGTCACCAAAGATTTCAGGATATGTGTTTAGATCACCTTCACAACTGCGAGTAAGATCAAATAGGTCCATAATGCCTAATCTTTTAAATTGAGCAACTATCCAATCTTTCTGTACATAAGTGAATGGGTGACATGCAAAGCCGCCCATGTGTGCTTTGATTAACTTGTCCAACAGAGCATCAGAAACTGTGTCAATAAACACATCTCTATCTGTCAAACGTTGATCAAATTCTTTATCAGGATTCTTGGTCACTCCACAGTACCAAGCATCTAATTTTTCTGTGTGAGCCACATATTCAGCATGTGCTCTTAATTCTATTTGATTGCCACTTTTTAATCTGCCATATTCATCCACAATGCTGGGTCCTTTGGATCCCCATTCTAATTCGGGAGCAATAAAATTTTCGTGTCTTTTGAATCTTATATTTTTAAATTTATCAGTCAACCAACCATAAACTTCTATGCTGTTATGACGCTGCCAAGGTCTGGTTTTCCAACATCTAATATTGGTAATAATATGAACAGTGATATCCAATTGATTTTTGGTAATCAGATTGCACAGCAGATAACTCATCAAGGCACTGTCGGCACCACCACTCACACTAACGCCAATATTTTTCCATTTTTGAGACAATGGAACATACACTCCATCAATCAGATGTAGAATATTTTTGAAGACACTGGTTTCGTAAACCGTTTTTAACTGTTTGTAATTAGACATAGTATGGACAGAATATTTATCGTAATTAACTGCTCACATAATTTTTTACGATAAGTATAGCTATGCTTGACCAAATTAATATAACATGTTCAGCCAAAGAGATCTTTGAAAGTTTACCAATTTTGGATTTACCAAAAACTCAGTTGAATAAACCCACTGGAGATTTTTTCTATGACGTTTGGCAGCTGAAAGATGAATTCAAAAAAACACCCATTGTGAATCTTTTTGCTCAATTAGGGTCTGTGGGCGAAGCAAGAATAATTGTGTTGGAACCAGGCGAAAGTTATTGTGCTCATGCCGATATAGATGACCGATATCATTTGACACTACAAGGTGAACACAGTTATCTGTATGATTTAAAAAATTTAAAAATATACCCTACTGAAGTAGATAACAAAGTGTATCTTATGGACGCTGGTCGCATACACTCTGCTGCTAATTTAGGATATAAATCACGCATTCAATTGGTCATAAGAAAGTTATTGAACAAAGTTGAATTGAAAGATCCTTGTGCTGTTAAAATCACAGTGAACAATCCACCATACAATTTGAGATATTTGTTTGATCACAGTTTTTCCATAGTTTTAAATAGATTAAACAAGCAAGGATGTGTGAATAAATTTAAAAAAATTTCTGAAACTGAAATAAGTTTTGAAATAGAACGTACTCATTTGCCACAAGTGAACAAAGTGTTGGACAATTGCGGATTTGATGTAAGGATCAGTCATGATTAAAGATTGGAATCATTTTTACAAATATGAATTGGGCAAAATAGAATTAGCCAACATGGTGTATGAACCATTGATTAGTCTTGATAAAGACATATTTAAAATGAACTTTAACAATAATCAATATTTCGTTAATCCCAATATGACTGACGATCTTAGACAAAATTGGTTTGCTAGAGAAACCAACTACATAGAAAAGTTAAAAAATAAACCATATGTTCCTGAAATTCTAAATATTGATCACAGAAATAGAACAATTGAATTCAAATGGTATGATCGTAGTTTAAGCAAACTCATACACACGGGTGAAATATCCACAGTTTCCAATTGGCAACAACAGATCAAAGATATTTTGTCAGACTTATTGTCACAGAACATACACAAATCCAATTTGTATCCACATACATTTTACTTAGATAGTAAAAACAAAGTTCGCATAATGGATCTTTATGGTTGTACCTGTGACGAAGATAGATACGTGTCCAAAGAATTGTTAAAATCCATATTATTTGATCCCAATCATCCTAGATTTGCTCAAAGTCTTGTGGGTGAACTGTATGACACTTTCAAATTGTATGAATCAACGGTGAAAATGAATTATGGCAAATGGCCAGGAGATTTTTTAAATGCTTGAATACGTGGGTAATTGCAAAGATGTGATTGATTGGCACAGTGTTATAAAAAGCATTGAAGATCAACAGAGTGCTTACATAGGTCCAAGACACGATGTGGGACATCATGTGCCTGGAGTGGAAGAAGTGGCTAAGCCATTGCGTGAGGCTGGCTATAAAATGAAACACGAAGGAGGCAATGCCAGTTGGGATATGTATCTACCAGGCACAAATTTTGATAAAAAGATAGCAGAAAAGTTTTGTGAATGGGTTGGAATGAAAAGTTATATCAATGCTTGGATCAGCAGAGTAAAACCTGGTGATGTAGCACCTTGGCATTGGGATATTACAGATGATGAAAAAACATTAGAACACAAAAAAGAAATGGTTAGATATCATTGTCATATAAGTCCTCCAGCACCAGGACATGTTTTTATCGTAGAAGATCATTGTTTGTACAATCAAGAAATGGGAGCCACTTGGAAATGGCCCAAACGAACTTCATGGCACGCTGGGTCTAATTGTGGATTGATTCCAAAATACGTTTTCAATATTTGGGGATAAAAATATAATGAAAATAATTATCACAGGTCATACGTCAAACATAGGCAAAATGTTGTTTGAATATCTTAGTAAAAATCACGAATGTTTAGGATTTTCTAAATCCACAGGTTGTGATTTAAATGTTAAAGAACAAATGGATTCTTTAATTAAAAAATCATTAGACAGTGATTGTTTGATAAATTTAGCACACATAGATAATATTCAAAGTCAAATTTTAATCAACATTAATGAACAATGGAGCAATCACAGATTAAAAAATGTTATCACATTTGGCACTCTAGCTACTAAAATACATCCAAAACTTTTAGAAAGTATTAACGCTAACATCACATATCTTAAACAAAAACATCATCTTGATGTGATACATAATTCTTTGAGTATACAAAAACCATTTGGAACCCAGGTCAAATTTACCATGTTAAGAATTGCTAATTATGGTCCAAAGACTGGAGAAAGATCCAATGAACCTACTTGTAGTGCTGAAGATATTACTAGAACAATAGATTATATTTTAAATCAAGATTTATATATTAGTAATATTGATTTAAGAAAAATTTAAATTATTTTTCTTTTAGAACCTTTTCTTTTCACATCAAGAGTGCAACAATGAGTACCACCTTCCCAATACACTTCATGTCTTTGTGTGACTACATGACAATTGATATTGTGTGTTTTTAAAAACTCAAATAATTCTGGCAAATGTTTGCCAAACAATATATTTTTTGAATCTAAAATTAATACATTTAAATCAAAACAAATCTCCTGTGTGTATCCTCTCCAATTGGCCAAATATTTTTCTAACCAAGCATTAGAATATTTTCCATCAGTGGCAGTATAATCATTGATATAGTTGTCTGTAATAACTGTGCCTACAAAATTTTTAACATCAATTAATTTTTTATTGCGTAAACATAAAGGAACCCATTCTATACCAGCATGTATCACAGTGTTATCATCTATCAGCAAAAATCCATGATCAATGTGTCCATAATTTTTAAATATGGTATCACCTGTATTTTCAATATAATTAAATTCTTTCAAATTGCGTTTGAGCCATTCTAATCCTAATTGCGAACCTGGTCCTCTGCCGTTGTATATCAATGAATCGCCTGCTTTAAACACTGAGGCTGTGTGCCACAACAATTGATCTGCTAATTTTTCTTTGTATATGGAGTCTGATATGTACCAATTGTCATCAATTTTTGAATCAATCAACATAGGCAATGGTTGAGCAATCCAGTTGTATCCTTCTTTAAATAATTCATTAAAAATCTTTCTATAACTTAAAGAATCAAAATATCTGTCGGTATAACTGGTATATGTTTGTATGATATCACGACCCATAATCAAATACTGATCTCTGGGCACTATGGGGCATATAGGTAAATTAATTTTAAAATTGGGCATCTGAATTGATTGTTCAAACTTTTGCACTTCAGGTCTGTGTACTTTAATATTAGATTTTTTTAAAAAATCTGTTAAATTGTTGAGATCTTGTTTGGTTTCTTCTAATATTTTATTAAAACTTGAAATACTTTCTTTAGGTAAAAAATTATCCACATCTCCAGGAGCATAGCAATCACCCACAATTACTTCTTGTAATGGATCAAATTCTGTGTAGATCATAATTTTATATTAAATATTTGTAATTTATAAACATTTGCATTGATAATCTTACAACGCCTTTTTTTGCCACCACTGTTGATACAGCATGAATGTGATCTGTATAATTTATTATTATTCTGTTGGGAGTAGGTTCAATAAATTTTCCATGTGTATCATCTTTGTCTTCTTTATAAAGAAAAAGACCTCCATCGTTAATATCCCAAGTATCGTGTAAAAAGTGTGTTACTCCTACATAATCTATAGAATTGTCCTTTTCATAAGTGCTGTCAAGATGCCAATGCCCCCCGTATGGAGCATGATTTTCATGATAACGCACCAAACAATCCATGGTATTAAGTATGTCTTTGGACACAACATTTTTGCTCACTAAATTTTTTAACCAAAATGTTCTGCTTTCACCTGTTAACATGTAATATGTGGAATTGTGAAATCCATAGTGATCATTTTCTACTTGTCCAGAAAATTCTGTAATTTCATTTCCAATTTGTTTTATTATTTTTGAATCCTTGGCATGTTCTGGATCAATATAATGTAGTTCACATTCATTATTGGCAATTTCATGTTTAATAATAGATTTTAACTCAACCAATGTTGGTGTATCGAAAAAATTATCAATTGTTTTTATTGTCATAGTAATCTAAATCCTGTTTTAAAACTGTAAAATACTCATCGTTAGCATTCAAAGGCATCATGTATAAATTTTTAAAATTGCCTTTGCGTATCATGTAAAGACAACCAAAACGATTCAATATTTCAAAACCCGTGCTTTGAATAGTTTTAATAGCTGTGTTTTGGATGCTTTGATGTTTGTCTAATATTTGTTCTTTTTCCAATATGTCTATGTATTTCAAAGCACTGTTTATGCCTGGCAAAGAAAAACTATAAGTGTATCCGTGATCCCATTCAAAATTAGTGGGTAAAATATTATGTATTTTTTCATTGTACATGGTTATACTCAAAGGAAAATATCCACCTGTGATAGATTTGCCCATGGTAAAAATATCAGGTTGTATGGGCAAATGTTTCCAACCAATATAATTGCCTGTTTTGCCACCTCCTATAAAAATATCATCCACAATTAATATAACGTCAAATTTTTCTTGAACATATTTTATTTTTTCCCAAAAAATGTCTGAATTAGGTGTTAAATCATCTCCCCACGAACATGTTTCTACTATAATACTCATCACTTGATTCCAATCAACAGAATTTACATCAAAATCTCTGTTTAATCTAATAACTCCATCATATCTATTCATGGTATATAAAGGATTATTCACTAACAAATCTCCAAGATTGCTATTAAGGAAAGTGCATCCATGAAAACTGCGATAAAAACTTACAATTTTATTTTTGTTTTGATTTTTTTTAATTGAATGATATGCTGAAGATAATTTTACTGCTCCTTCATTGGCATCGCTGCCTGACAAAGCAAAAAAACTTCTATATCCATTGCTCATATTAAACAATTTATCGGATAGTTCATAACTGGCATGATTTAATTTTAAATCTTCTTCATATATTGAAGATTCTGCTATTTCTGGTTTAACATTTTTAATTGAATCGCACACATGTTGAATAATGTCTGTTCTATCAAATCCCAGTGTAAAACAACCATAGTGTAACAGAGGATCTATTTTTTTGATGCCATTCTCCACAGTACCAAATTGCCAATGATCTTTTGATGGATGAGTAGGTTTCTGTTGTCCTGGTATCAATCCTTTTAACATGTTAATAATTATCGTAATTCTAACCTAATTTGGTCAAACGTGGTCTCTGTGTTATTTTGAAAAGTTTTTTTTGAATCTAAAGATATCGTTAATCCTTGCTGTTGTAAATTAATTTTATCAAAAAAATTTATGTTTTTTGTTTCTCCTTGGTGATAGTTTTTACCAAAAATATGTGTGTGTTCATTTATGTTAATTGTAACTTCATAATTGTCATCCAATTGTTCACTGCCCAACACATAATTGTGTCTGTTTATTTCTGTTTTTATAGAATGATATTGATCATTTATGGGTTCAAACTTATACAAAACATCCACAAGTTCTTTGCTGGGATCTTTAAAATTTATGTTATAGTTAAATTTTAATACATTAACCGTGTTGTAATCAATATCAATATTTTTTTTTAATGTGATAGGCAAGTTTTCTTCAGCATCATTTATACCTTCAAACAATAAATTATTGTTAAGATATATGTTTAAATGATTAGAATAATGATGTTTTTTAAAAGAAAAATAACTTTTTTCTTGTTCTTTAGGACAAATAACAGTGATAGTTCTTTTATTCATAAGCAATGTCTTTGAATATTTCCAATGCTTCGTCAAATTGAAGATGAGAATTATTTAATTTTAATAACGTGAAACACAATGTCCAACGATCCTGTTTGTTATCAGGATTGTATGTGGAATGCAGTTGCCCAACATTCATTAGACTGGGTTTATTAATAACTTTTTCACACACTAAATTACAACTTTCTTCTGTAGATTGGAAAGCGTTAGTAACAACTATATCTGGCACAATACCTTGAGATTCTATGTGTGAATTGTCTGGAAAAGCTGGAATTAAAAAAGATTCATCTTTGACTTGCCACCATCTTGTTGTGCTGTTGGTTGGTCCCCAGGTAAAGTTAATTTTTGTTGCATTGCTTATTGTGCTGGTATCATTGTGCATGGGTAGTTTGCCCCCATTGGGTGGAGTATAAAACCCTTCAATGACATTTGAAACTTTAAGATTAAAATTTTTTATCCAAGTTATAATACTTTGATCAATGAATTTATTTGGAACAAAAATCATATTGGGATGACTGTAACTTTGATTAAAACAATCTGGTTTTGGGTATTCAAAAGGGAGTTTTAAATATCTGTGATACTTGTTCATATAAAACTCCTTAATAGTTTTTTAAATGATTTATGCCTAACTTTTTTCTAAATTCATCTGTAAACACACAATCAATTCGCAATCCATACTCTTGCTCACGATTGATCTCACCACCGTGCCAGTCTTGATCGTTCCAAAAAGCAGCATTTGAATTGATATAAACTTTGTTTTTTGTTTTAGGATCCCAAATGTAAAATCCTCTTTTAGTATTGTGACGTATGTGTATAAACTCATTGCAATGGTCACTGTATCCTTGTGAGTCACCATGTTTGCCATCTAAGTCTCTGTGTTCAAATGGCTGTCCGTCATGTTCACAATGAAAAAATATCACTCTGCCTATTTGACTCACTATGTTTTGATTCACAAGATTTTTAACCCATGTGACCACTCCAGGAAAATGTTTGCTTTCTTCCGTGAGATGTCTTTCAGAATTTCTATTATCCCAATCACCTTCATTCCATAAAAAATAATAGATGTATGGATCTTTAGCACCCAACACTGCTTTGAGATAGCGTGTGAATTGATTTCTTGTGCGGTAATCTTTGATGTTGGCATAAAGATCATCACCATTTTTTCTAATAGGGTGATCTGTGGGCAGTGCAAGATATTCTTTCACAGCCTGATAAATTGGTTTCCAATTCAATTGATAACTCATGTCTTGTAGATTAAATCCTGGTGACATCCATGTGCCTTCTTTGGCATATTCTCTAGCCAAAGCAAATCCCCTGCAGATTTCAGGATGTAATTTCTTGAAACCTTCTATGTCCAAATGTGGAGTTAAATCAATATATGGTTGACCACCAATTCCTCTTATCATCCAAATATTTAGTGTTAAATATTGTGGACAAAAATATTTATGACTTACAAATTGGTACCATATTCTGAATCAATTGATTTAACAGAATTTTATCTTCAAGCAGAATCCAGAGGATTCAAAAACAACAACAGCAAAAAAATGTTGGTGGATAGTATCTCCACAGAAAGACTTTCACGTGTTTGGATTCTTTATTATAACAATGAAATAGTCGGTACCACTGCTGCTCACAGTTTTGATGAAATGGGACCAAATTGTTTTCGTATTGCTGTGAGATCTTGTGCGTTCACAGATCGTATGCCAATCAAAAGAGTAAGAACCCGAACGGGGATCATTGAACATCAGCACGTGAGTCCTCAATTTTTTATGACTGCTGGCATAGAATGGGCAGGCAAAGATAAAAATTTTTATATCACATCAAATAAAAATAGCTGGGGCACTCAACAAAGAGTTCACAGAACTTGGGCTCCAATATTGGCCAAAACAGGTTGTTTGGAAAACTGTGGTGAAATGTTTTACAGAGGAACTGAACAAACAATTTGGAAAGTAAACGTTGAAATATTCTATCAACAATTAGAACAATACGGCAGATGGCCTATTGATTGGACTTTATAAGTCGAATAAAAAATCCAGATAAATCCGGTGAAGGATTACGCCAAGCAGTTGAATTGGTGTGATGATATTTGTGCCAGCCTTCCCCAGCCACAGTCCATGCTATTAATTTACTGTCAGAAACTTCACCATTCCAATGATTAAAAACATTCACTATGCCGCCCATGATAACACTTAATACTGTGGGAAATATCCATAAAGGAAAAATCAGTATGGGATTAATAATAGCCAATAATACAATATAAAAAGACAACAATTTAAAATAATGCTTATGAACAAATTTGTGTTCAGGATATTTCAAAAGTCGTGCTGCATATCTTGGTTCCACATCATAAGCATCAAAGAAGTATCCAAAGAATACTTTGAAATGACCTTTGTATTTGGGAGAATGTGAATCTTGTTCAGTGTCAGAGAATCTATGATGTTTCAAATGCACAGCAGTCCATGCCACAGTGGAACCTAGTGTAACTATACTGCTGCAGAACAATAAAAAATAATGCCAAAATTTATTTGTGTTAAAACTTTTATGAGTAAAATATCTGTGCAATCCCACAATGTGTCCAAACACAGCCAACAAATATCCAATGATTAAAAAATAAAGAATACTACTAGTTGATAGAATTAATGGGCTAACCAAAAATAATATCCAGCTAATGGAATGAAATATTAATAGTTTTTTATTGTCTGGCATGCTAAACTACTTATAATTTTTATCATTTATTTTTTGATGTTTTGATTGGCAATAAATACATATTTAATAATGCATTCATAATATGAAACCAAATTATCAATACTATTACAACAATGTGCCCAACGAAGGCTTGTGCAGAAATAATTTGGTATATACCAGTTTGATCAATCAATCCAAAACAGAATTTGTACAGTGGTTTTACAATGACAGCGAGTATCACAAAGGTCAAAATGAAGTGGTAGATGCTGCATTAATGGAACAAAAATGGCAGAGAGAAGTGGATATGTTATTAACCATGTATCACAATTTTCCTGAACACGTGCCTGATATATTAGAATTTGATTATGATAATAAAAAAATTACATACGGTATTGACGGTGTGGATTTTTGGGAGCAAAGTCATAACTCCAGTTTTGATAAAATATTACCCAATTGGCAAGAACAGATGTTGGAAATATTACAAGCACACAAAACATTGGGATTATACAAATTTAGCCTTCATCCCAGCAGTTATTTTGTGGTAGATGGCAAATTAAAAACTATTAATTATTTCTTTTGTTATCACAAAAGCGAACCTTTTATCACTGTGAAAGAACATCTTAGCCATATATCAATGAATAGAAGAAATTTTTTAATTCCTAAAATGCATGAATTAAATATTGACATGGATACTCCTACAAATTTTACACAATTACAAATACTTTGTTTGGAAAGTTTTAGAAATAATTACCCTAAGGATTTTATAGATGCTGCCGTAGCACTATACAAATAATAATCATGGAAGATACAAAAACCACTAGTTTGTGTGAAATCTGTTATAGACATTGCGAAGCAGTGAGAGAAACCAGAGATTCCGGAGTGTATCTAACTAAAACTTGTGTTGAACATGGTATTAAAACAATCATGGTGGAGAGAGATGTAAAATTTTATAAAGAATTGCAATATGATGTTTCAGGTTACAGCATACCTCAAGGTATCATGATAGAAGTCACTGACAAATGCAATTTAAATTGCCCACATTGTTATCATAAACCTGACAATAAACAAACAGATAAACCTATTGAACAAATATTAAATCAAATTGAACATAAATTTCATCCAGCAGCTGGTGCTGTGATATTGGCTGGTGCTGAACCCACTGTGCGTAAAGATTTGCCAGAATTAATCAGTCAAACTAAATCATTATTAAAAAGATTAGGTAGACCTGAAGATGTATGCATATTGACCAATGGAGTAAAGTTATCTGACAGAGCATGGGTAAAAGAAATTGCTGCTGCTGGAACCACCATGGTTATGATTGGTTTAAATCATCACTCCTATCAAGGAAAAACTGTGCATCAAAAACAATTGCAAGGCATAGACAATTGTATTGCTGAAGGAATTTTTGTATACTATGTGGGATATACATTGGAAAGTTTGGATCATATGGAACATGTTCTGGAGGAAATACAATCTTTAGGTCAGAAAAGTTGGCAATACAGAATAAGAGCTGGTTCAGACATAGGCAGATCTCCCGATGAACCAAGATTTTATCTCAGTGATCACGTTAAATTGATCAAACAAATTTGTGATCGTAAAGGTTGGACCTGGGAAAAATTGCCAGCAGATGACAATCTTTATCATTACATGGTGAATATCAATGGCATAACTCATAGAATCATACAGTGGAGTGATGTTAAAACTATTGACTTGGAACAATTACAGTGTGGACCTTGGTGTGACTTTGTGCCTGGCAAACCAGTCACAAATTTTTTACATCAAATTATGTTGCGTGATGCTGCTGTGAATAAAAAAATGAAATTACAAGATACAGTTGAAGTTAGATACACATTCCAACCAAAAAATATAAATTACAAAATGTCACAATGGACTGATCAAAGTTGGGCAGATTGTAAAATTAAACAATCAAAGTTGATTGAAAAGTAAAATTAATTAAAATATTGATTTATATATTAGTGTAACGCAACCCAAGCACTGCCATCATACACAACAGTTTTGTTTGTTACAGATGGAGCTGTTCCTGAAGTCATGAACACAACCATTCCTTTTGCAGGAGAAGTTATAGCAGTAGATCTAGCAGCATCATTAGCATACACAGCCAATTTAACTGGACCTGTGAATGAAGCATCACCAGCCACTGTCAGAGTTGCTGTTGGTGTTGAAGTGTTTACTCCTAATCGACCAAATGAATCAAAAATTAAAGTGTTAAATGCTCCTCCGTTGTTGTTGGATGTGGCAAATCCAATCATACCTGGCATCGCTGATCCACTCACTGGATGAGAAACATCTGTATCTATCTGAGCAAACAAAGCACTCGAAAATTGATATGATGCTCCGTTATAGCCTCGGTTTACCAATGTGAATATTGGATCTCCTTGAGTAAGAGTTAAAGGTACACCCAATGTGCCTCTTGAAGTTTGCAGTTCAAAACTGTTGGAAGATGATCCATCAGTTAAAGAATCAACTGTTATGGCTTTGTTGGTAATATCTGATGATTTGATTCTTATACTAACTCCTAGAGCAGCATCGTTAGTTCCAAATTGCACAGTGTCTAAACTGTTTAGAAGTGATACCACGTTGTCTTGAAATACTATATCACCATTGGTTAGATAATTGTTGCTAGGATTTGTGGAAAGATATAAATTTCCGTTGATGTTGGAATATATTGAACCAAAAATTTTCTTATTAACTGAATCTATCACTGTGGTTGAATCATCAGCAAACACTGAACCAACCAAATCACCTTGAACGTTACCAGTAACATCACCTGTGACATTGCCTGTTAAAGTACCTGTGACATTGCCTGTCAAAGCACCTGAGAAAGCACCATACACATTGTCAAACCAACCATCAGCCCATCTGTTGCCTGAAGAACCAATGTCTCTTGTGCTGTCTGCATCTGGTGTAACATCGCTGGCAATACTTGTAAATGTAACAGCGCCACCAGTGTTCACAGCAACTCCTCCAGCTGTTGAACCATCACCCACATACAATTGTTTGGTGTCTGTAGTGTAGATTAATTCTCCTTGTGCTGGAGTTATCAGTAATCTTTGTGCGTTTGTGCCACGTCTTATTTTGAATGCCATATTGTGCGTTGCTCCTAATGTCTTATTACTGTGTATTTATACTGAATTAACAGTATTCATCACTTAAAAG